GCGGTGGTGGTTCTGGTTTAAAGATAGCTCCAGATGCAATATCATATGCACCATCTGGCTCAGTTGATGGTAACTCTGGTAGAGTTTTATCATACTTACATAAAGCAATTAAACCTGTCAATCAATTACGTATGATCGAAGATGCTCTTGTTATCTATCGTATATCACGAGCTCCAGAAAGACGTATCTTTTATATTGATGTTGGTAATCTTCCAAAGATTAAAGCAGAACAATATCTCAAAGATGTTATGAATCGTTATCGTAACAAATTGGTATATGATGCATCTACTGGAGAAATCCGTGATGACCGAAATCATATGTCAATGTTAGAAGATTTTTGGTTGCCTCGCCGTGAAGGTGGTAGAGGTACAGAGATCACTACTTTGCCGGGCGGTTCTAATCTTGGTGAAATTGATGATATTACTTATTTCCAAAAGAAACTTTATAAGTCTTTGAATGTTCCCATCTCTCGTATGGATTCTGAAGCAGGGTTTTCTTTAGGAAGAGCTTCTGAAATAACAAGAGATGAACTTAAATTCTCTAAGTTTGTGCAACGTATTCGTAAGAAGTTTGTACCTTTATTTACAGACATTCTTAAAACACAACTTCTATTAAAGGGTGTTATTGCTCCAGAAGATTGGGCTACGATGCAAGAGCATATTCAATATGACTTTCTACAAGATGGTCACTTTGCAGAGCTTAAAGATGCAGAACTTCTTAATGATCGTATTCAAACACTTGATTCAATTCAATCATACATTGGTACATTCTTTAGTAAAGAATATGTACTGAAGAAAGTATTGCGTATGAATGATGCAGAGATTGCAGAAATGAATGATCAGATTAAGAAAGAGCTTACTATTGATCCATTAGATGGCGGTATAAGTATACCAGATGGTGGTGATGGAATTACACGTTACCCACAAGATGGTAGCGGTGGTGTTGTATCACCAGATCAAATGCCAGATTATGAAGAACCAGAAAAAGAACAAGGAAAATTTTAATGAGTAGAGAATTTGTAGACGCAATTTCATCAGGAAATAACATAGGCGCAGAAGAAGTATTTAAATCTACTGTGGGTGCAAAAGTTGGTGATGCTTTAGAAATAAAAAGAAAAGATTTAGCAAACACTTTTGTAAAAACTATGTCAACAGAGCCAGAGGGAATTGATGACTCAGAAGTTTAGTGGAGTGTATACATCCGTAATAGAGAAGGATGAACACAAAAAATCCAAGGAATATAAGAAACTTTCACCTAAGATGAAAGATGCTATAGATATTATATTTCAAAAAATGGATTCTAAACCTTCAGATTTCCTAAATAGTTTTGAAAAAAGTATAAAAGAAGTATCAAAAAAATTTAAAGTTTCTGAAAAAGAACTTTTAGGTTATTTTGAGAAAGAAATGTTATCAATTTAAGGAGTAGATAATGGCCTTTGCTACACGAACACTCAGAGATACAGTTGTTGGAACCGCTGGAGATGGTGGTACTGTTACTATCTTAGTTAATATAGCTAATGATACAACTACAACCAATGCTATTTTAGATGCAAGCGCTTTATCTGGTCATGCCAATGGTGCAAAATTGCACATAAAAAGAGTTTGGTGGGGATTAGTTCAAGGTACTGCTGATGATAATACTGGCCATGTTAAAATTATTGAACAAGGCGATACAGATGTTACATTGATGGATTTAGCAGGAAGTGGATACTATGACGGTTCTGCCGGATTAATTGAATCTGCTGCAACAAATACTGGTGCAACTTCTGGTGATATGGAATTAGCTTGTCTTGGTACATCTGGTTTTGTAATGATTGAATTCAAAAAAGACGAAAATTACGCTTAAGGATTATTCAAATGAACACAGTTAAATTATTTTCAGAATCAGTAGAAGAAGTAGAATACATCACTGAGGCTAAAGAAGACGGTTCTAAGAGTTACAAAATTCGCGGTATTTTTATGCAAGCTGACATAAAGAACCGCAACGGACGGGTATATCCTATGGAAATACTTGAGAATGAGGTTGGGAAGTATAATAAGAACTTTATTAAAGAGAAACGGGCATTTGGGGAACTAGGTCATCCAGAGGGGCCAACGGTCAATCTGGAAAGAGTATCACATATGATTACATCTTTGACGCCTGACGGAAAGAATTTTATTGGCGAAGCTAAAATAATGGACACACCTATGGGTAAGATAGTTAAAAATTTAATGGATGAGGGTGCAAAACTAGGTGTTTCTTCTAGAGGTATGGGAAGTTTGGAATCAAAAGGCGGAGCTAATTACGTAAGAGATGATTTTTATCTCGCAACAGCTGCAGACATCGTAGCAGACCCATCTGCTCCTAATGCTTTCGTAGAAGGTATTATGGAGGGAAAAGAGTGGGTTTGGAATAATGGATCACTTATTGAAGCACAGTTGCAAGGTATGAAAAAGAAATTTGATGTTAAATCACATCAACGGCAGGCAAAGGTGGAAGCACTGGAGTTTGCAAAATTCCTCAAGATGTTATAACTTATAAATATTAATTACAAAACAAGGAGACACCCTAATGTCCGAATTAGAACAAACAATTGAAGAACTTGAAGCAGAAGTTCTGGCAGAGCTTGAAGAAGCTGAAGACCCTACGAAAAAGGGTGCTGCTCCTGCTGAAAAGTCTAATATGAAAAACGATGCAGAAGACACAGGCGCACCTGTTGTTGACCCAGAACAAAAAGATGCTCCAGCAAAGAAAGTCGCTGCAAAAGCAAAAGAAGTTTCTGGTGATCCATCACAAAAAGGCGAAGGAAAACCAATGAAACCAGAAAAACTTGCCGCTAGTCACGTTCCAGAGGAAGGTGAAGAGTTGGAAGAAGCCAAAATGTCAAAAGAGATGTTAAAGATGGCCATGCAGAAGAAGATGGAAGGCATGAAAGCCGTTGATCTTAAAGCTGCATATGAAGCAATGATGAAAGATGGTTATCACGAAGAAGCAGAAGAGGTTGGAGAAGAAGTTTCAGCTGAAAAGAAAGAAGCAATCGATGCTCGTATCAAAGACCTAGACGTTAAAGAAGACGTTAGTGCTCTTATGAGTGGAGAAGACCTTTCTGAAGAATTTAAGACAAAAGCAGCAACTGTTTTTGAAGCTGCAATTAAATCAAAGTTACGTTCAGAAATTGATCGTATCCATGAAGAAGTAACTAGTGAAAAAGAAACAGAACAAGAAACCTTCAAAGAAGAGTTGACTGAGAAGGTTGATACATATCTCAACTACGTTGTAGAGGAATGGACTAAGGAAAATGAGTTGGCAATTGAGCGCGGTTTAAAGGGCGAAATTGCAGAAGACTTCATTTCTGGACTGAAACAGTTGTTTGAGGATCACTATATTGACGTTCCAGACGAAAAGTATGACGTTTTGGAAGCACAGTCTGAAAAAATTGCAGAATTAGAAGAGAAATTAAATGAGTCAATTCAGAAGAATGTTGAAATGACAGAAGATAATTCTCTATTAGTTCGTGAGCAAGTCTTTACTGATGTTTCAGAAGATTTAGCTCAAACAGAAATTGAGAAGTTCAAAAGTCTTGTAGAAGATGTTGACTTTACAGATGAAGGGTCTTTCCGTGAAAAACTCTCCACTCTGAAAGAAAGTTATTTCCCTAAAGTTAAGCCTGCTACAAGGGCACGAGCAATAGATGATGAAGATGGTGGCACCGCACAGGACATTGATACGACAGATAGTATGCGAAAGTATATGTCTGCTATCAGTCGTGATCAAAAGGCGAGTGCATAAGTTAATATAATTAAAAAGATGTAAATAATAAAGGAGAAACTAATGTTTCAGACAGAACATCTACAAGAAAAGTGGCAGCCAGTCCTAGAACATCCTGATCTTAATAAGATTGATGATTCTTACAAGCGGGCAGTTACTACTCTCATCTTAGAGAACCAAGAAAAAGCAATGCGAGAAGATTCTAATTTTCTTTCAGAAGCTGCACCAACTAACAGCACTGGTGGACAAGTATCAAATTGGGATCCGATTCTAATTTCTCTAGTTCGCCGTGCAATGCCAAACCTCATTGCTTATGATGTTTGTGGTGTTCAACCAATGACTGGGCCAACCGGCTTGATCTTTGCAATGCGTGCTAAAGCAGCATCTTCTGATGGTGCAGAATTGTTGGTAGATGAGCCAGACACAGGACTTTCCAATGATGACGCTGCTGGTGATTTAACATCATCTGCAATGACAGGTTCTAACCCAAAGTTGTTAAACGACAGTCCAGCTGGTATCTACTTATCACCAACTGGTATGACTACAGCACAAGGTGAAGCCCTTGGTGATGCATCTGCAAACTCTTTTGCAGAGATGGCATTCAGCATCGAGAAAACAACTGTTACTGCTGTTTCTCGCGCACTTAAAGCTGAGTACACAATGGAACTTGCTCAAGACCTTAAAGCAATTCATGGTTTAGACGCAGAAACAGAATTGGCAAATATGTTGTCAACTGAAATTCTTGCTGAAATCAACCGTGAAGTTGTTCGTTCACTTTACATCACGGCCGTGCCGGGTGCTCAAGTTAACACAACAACTGCTGGTACTTTCGATCTTGACACCGACTCTAATGGTCGTTGGTCAGTTGAGAAGTTTAAAGGTTTGATGTTCCAAATCGAGCGTGATGCTAATGCGATTGGTCAACAGACTCGTCGTGGAAAAGGTAACATGATTATCTGTTCAGCTGATGTTGCTTCTGCACTTCAGATGGCTGGTGTTCTTGATTACACTCCTGCTCTTAACAACAACTTGAATGTTGATGATACATCCACCACATTTGCTGGTGTTATGAATGGTCGCTTCAAGGTTTATGTTGATCCATATTCTGCAAACGTAGCTGCTAATCAGTACTATGTTGCTGGATATAAAGGTACTTCACCTTACGATGCTGGTTTCTTCTACTGCCCATACGTTCCATTACAGATGGTTCGTGCAGTTGGTGAAAACACATTCCAACCAAAAATTGGATTTAAGACACGTTACGGAATGGCCGCTAACCCATTTGCAGCTGCTGGTGCAGCTTCTGCTGGTTTCCCTGCTTCTGGTCTTAACTCTGATGCATCTATTGATGCTAACGTGAACTCCTACTATCGTCGCGTTAAAGTTAACAACCTTATGTAAGATAAGGAAGACTATAAAACTGGGGGAGCTTTCGGGCTCCCCTTTTTTTTGTTATAAATAGTATTAGAGGTAAATAAATGGCAAGTGTAAAAAGACAACCAGATAAATTAGATTACGCAAGTCCTACCCAATTTAGGTTTGGTATTCACCAGTTACCAAAAGTGGAGTTCTTTTCAACTGCCGCTACTATACCAGCAATTGCGTTATCTGATGTAATAGTACCTACAGCATTTAAATCAATTCCAATGATGGGTGATCAACTTACATATGATAATCTTGCAATATCTTTTATTGTTGATGAATACCTTGAAAACTATTTAAGTATTCACGAATGGATGACTGCCATTGGTTTTCCTAAAAACAGAACACAGTTTAGTCAATTTAAATCAAATACATCCAACACACCTTCAACTGCATCAAGCCCAAGTAATGATATTGGTGATGTTCAGAAACCAACTTCTTCAAACGCATTATTCTCTGATGCAACACTTACTATTTTATCAAACAAAAATAATCCAATCGTAAATGTATTTTTCAGAGATTTGTATCCAGTTGCAATGACAGGATTATCTTACAATCAAGCTGCAACAGATGTTGAATATTTAACAGCAGAAATTACATTTGCATATCAACTTTATGAAATTGAGACAATTAGTTGATATAAATAACTACGAGCAGAGATTTGATATGCTAGAGTATATTATCAAATCTTAGACTTAATGATCTAGTGACTACTCGTTGCAACTCACTAGGGTCAATATAATCAAAAGAGAGTAATCAAACTCTGCTCATTTTTTTTAAGAAAGTATATAATGACATTAGACGAATTGAAAACACAAGCATCATCAGACCTTCCTATAACTGATCAAGAACACTTGGATCAGGAATCATTTAGAAACCAAGAAATCAAATCAAAATGGCTAGACTACAAAACACGATATGAACTTTTGCTCGTAAGGAACAAAGGTGATTATCAGAAATTGTATAGAGCTAAATGGGAATACTATGGTGGTAAATCAGATGCAAAAGTATATGCATCAAAACCCTTTGACTTAAAAGTTCTTAAAACTGATTTAGCAATGTACATAAACTCAGATGATGATATTATAGCACTTGGTGCAAAAATAAGTTATCTAGAAATTACCATTAAATTTATTGATGGTGTTATTAAATCCATTGATAATCGTGGATGGGATGTTAGTCACGCTATTGGATGGAAGAAGTTTGAAGCTGGAATGGTGTAAGATGAGAATATGATTCATTATACTAATATTAGTAAAAGTTTTTCTGTTCCTGATATATTAGAAGATGGTGTTATCACTGAAGAAAGTGGTAAGGTAAAAAGAAACTCAAAAATATTTTTTATTAAAGATACTGAAACTTGTAAAGAAATATTTAACCTTATTAATAAGACAACAGTAATTAAGCTGACTGATATAGAACCATTACAATATTCAGAGTATGGTGTTGGTGGTGAATACGGTTGGCACAGA